AATATCCTTACCAAATTTTTTTATATCTTCTTTTAATTCTGGACAAGACCCATAATACTTCTTCCAATCTGATTCTGAGGTAACTCTTCTCTTACCACCCTTGGGTTTTCTTTTCTGTACGAAGTATTTTCTACCGATGTATTGTTTACCTGTTTGTATATTAGTAATCCTGTAGACGAAACCGAACTTACCGTCAATATCGTCAGAAGTGAAAGCTGTGCCTTGATATAGCCAGGGATTTTCATAATCTAATGTCATGCTCCTATTTAGGAGACTACATCATCTGCTCCTGCCCTTACTGCCATTAGTTTTTTCATAAGAATTTGTTTCTTAATCATATTCTGTTGCTTCTTTTTACCTTCTATCTGTTTCTCCTGTCCCTTAGTCATTTGTTTTGCTTTAGGATCTGCCTCTTCTTTATGTGCTTGCACTCTAGTCTTACCAAGAATGTATTTTGGATCATTCTTCATTGCTGCTTGTGCATCTGCTTCATCATTTTTATTTACTTTTATAATTGTCTTTCCATTTTTTTTAGTTTTAGTATGTGATATCTTACCCATATCTTCTTCTAACTTCCTTGTTGCTTTCTGGATACCAGAGTATCTTTTACCAACCTTTTTCATATCATTGTCAATTGCTGCACCTGCCATACTAGCAGAAGATTTTCTAACATAACTCCCTAATGTTTTCTTTTTAAGTTCTGCGATGAATCCCTCACTTCTTGTAATCTTTTCATCCTTTTCATTACTTGCAAGATTTTTCTTAAGTTGTTTCTTTGATATCTTAGGACCTCCTATTGGATCACCGTACTCATCTCTTTGTACTTCTTCTTTCTTCATCTTAGATTGAACTTTCAATGCTTGCAATCTATCAAGTGCTGCTGATAACTTTGCTTTCTTTATAATGTTGGATGGTTTTGAGGAATATGATTCCGTAGTTATTGGTTTCATGTTAGGTGCACCACCTGCTTCACCATCTCTTAGAGACTGACCAGTATCACTTTGCTTTACTTTTTTCTTTGCTGCTTTCTCAGCAGTCATTATGTTCTTTGCTCTGTCTCTTCTATCCTCTTTCTGTTTTTTCAGAGCTGCTTGTCTCTTAGCATCCTGCTGATTCTTTACAGCACTTGCACCACCAGTTTGTTTTTTCTCAGCTGCCTGAGTCTTTAACTTTTTTACGGTGTCTTTCCCAGGTTTTATGTCAGGATTGTCTAGACCTCGTACACCATCACGAACCATACCACCTGCTATTTGTGCTGCATAACCTAGAACTTCATCTAGATGATCTGAGTTCCATCTAGTATCCCTTACTGTACCAACAAAGTAATCCTCTGCCTTTACTAATTTCTTTTTCTTTTCCTTCTCTTTCTTTGCCTTTGCTTTCATTCTCTCTGGGAAACTCATACCATCTCCTTTAAAGATACCATAAGATGTTCCTTCGTGAGTAAACTTCATACCCTTAGTTGCTTTATCCTTAAGTGCCTGACGCTTTTTAGGATCCATATTCTTTTCATAATCCTTAAACGCTTTAGAACCATAACCTTTTAGTTCACCTTTCTTAGGTCCTGTATATTCAACTGCTTCATTTCTCCAATCTGAGTACTGTTCTCTCATACCTTTTTTAATACCCTTCTTAGCACCATCATATGCACCCTTGAGAGCACCACCAACTGCACCTGCAGTTCCTCTAAGAGCTGCCATGCCAACTTTCTTAGCACCTTTCTTTATATTCTTTCCTGCTTTTGCTGCTACCTTCGATACTTTTTTCTTTGCTGCTTTAGTTACTTTGTCATCAAACTTATTAAATTTTTTGACACCAGACTCTACACCCTTAGCAACATTGACTAACATTCCCTCATCTACAAACTTAACAGGTGCTGAAATTGTACCCTTTCCTTTAACATACTTTGTAGTTCTAGGATTCTTAGGATCATCACTCTTAAAATCCTTATGAAGTTTATTATATGCTTTACGAGTCATCTGAATCTCTTCCTTCATACCCTTAGTTTTTACACCACGCTTTGCTGCATGATCTGCTCTTCTATCTCTTTGAATACCACCACCTAGTGCTAGAGATCCATGAGGATTACCATAACGCTCAAGTCTTTTACCTGATCTCTTATGATCTGGAACCATTTTATCTACCTTTGCTTCTTTATATAAGTCTGCCATCTCCTCTTCTGGTCTTGGTGCTTCATCTAGTTTATCCCAAGGTTGCTTAGGGTTAATGATCTCCATGTCAGGAGTATCTTCATGCTCTATAACTTTACCATCTTCATCCTTTTGATGATGCTCATTTACCTTCTTTCTTCTATCCATCTCTTTGCTAATTCTTTTTAACATGAATTTATTAGCAGGAGAAGATTGATCCATGCCACTAAACTTCTTATGTGCTGCAGCAAGTTTATCATCAGATTGCTTACCCATCTTTGCATCTTCTAGTAGATCTAGTTCCCACTCGTAAGAACAGTTCCATGCTCTAAGAGACTTAGATAGTCTATCTTCACCTGTATTGTTAGATGGTTTCTGTCTCTTTCTCATACCTTTCATTCTTGCACAGAATGATGCTCTTCTTTTATTACCTTTCTTTTTACTAGGTGCTTTTAAATCAGAACCAGGATTTGCTCTCTCATATGATTTTCTCCCTTTCTCATTTAAACCACCTTCTTTATTCTGTCCTTCCTTTCTTGTCCATGCCTCACCCTCTGATACTAACTCACCATTACTCTTGACCTTAGTTCCTTCTGGTATTGGTTTGCACTTCTGATCATCGTTGCAGAAATATTCTCCCTTCCCACAAGTCTCTTCTACATTTAATGTTTTAGGATAGTTCTTATCACCAGGTTTTCTCTTGGGTTTACCTGCCTTGCGTCTTGCATGCATGTTGTCCCAGAGTCCTTTCTTTTCTTCTAGAGTTGATGTAAGTGTATCAAACTTCATAACATCGGCAATATCTACTATATTATTTAGATAAAAAACATCTGATTAATTCTATAATTAGCACCTACAAATGAGTTGTAGTCCATAAATGCAGTGTGTTGTACATTCTGATGATACAAAATCATACGATTGTACTTCATTTTAACATACCCTAGGTACTTATCATCCTTAAAAAATGATGTACCACCTGAGCAATTCTCTGGAGTGTTTAAAAATATACCACTTGCTAAGTTTGTGGTTGATGGACAGTCAGTATGTGGTGGTAGATATTCATTACCATCACTCTGCATTACATTAACCATAAAACTGGCCTGACTCATTATAGATGTAATATAATCATCAGATAGGCAGTTAGGAAAGTAAGTTTGTATATAATATCTGTATGTTTCTGCAACAGGTTGCATATTATATGATACATTTATTGCTGCTGCAGGATATCCACCTCTATTAGTGTGATTTGTTGCGGGTATATTGTCTATAATTTTACGAATTAAGTTTGGGTTTTTATAAAAATTATCTACTACCAATACACCTATGTCATCAAAGAGTTCTGTCTGTACTTTATGATCATCACTTATATTAAAAACAATACCTTCATTGATTATGTCTATCATTCCACTCCTTAAATGTTGTTTGATGTCCTGTCTCTTGACTAGGAGGTTCCTTTATCCCCTTCATCTTCTTGTAGTCGTTGTGCATCGCTCCCAGTAACCATGCTTGTGCTAATTGATGAGGACCCTCTGTCAACAACTGGATTTGAAATTTCGATAGACCAGCCTTCATCTCCAAATACTCCTTTCTCCATGATAATCGGTTCTCTTCTGTCATTTTCTTCCCATTGTTCTACTAATTTTTTTGCTTGACGATCAACATCACGCATCGTATTATCTATCTTAACATTGATCCACATCTTTTTCAAGTAGGCAATCAATCCTTTCAGCAAGAAAGAGATGGGAAACTTTTGTTTGTCTGCCCATCTCTCTGCTTTTGCATACCAAGGATCTGTACCCTTGCCAAATTGTTTATTAAAGTTTAAACCCACTGAATGAATTCTTTTTCATGTCTTGTTTGATGCCACCAACGATGTATGACTCCACCTCAGTCTCCTGTGGTGCTACCTGTAGACCTTTAGAACTAATCCAATGAGTAGTCCAAGGTAATGGGTTTGCTCTCATAGCAATATCATACTGTGGTTTTAATCCAATCGCTTTCATTCTTTTGTTAGCAATCCATTCAACATATTGTGACAATAGTTTTTCATTTAATCCTATCATACTACCATCTCTGAACAGATACTCTGCCCATCTCTTTTCTTCATCAACGCACTTAGCAAATGCATCATACAACCATTGCTCTTCCTCTTTTATAATCTCCTGCATTACAGGATCATCACCTTTCTTCCACTTGTCTAGTATTGTTTGAGTAACAACTAGGTGTTGGTTCTCATCTCTAGCAATAAGAGATACAATCTTTGCACTACCTTCCATCATCTTGAGTTCACCAAAGGCAAAACTACAAGCAAAGGAAACATAAAATCTAATACCCTCTAGGATATTAACATTAGCAACAGCACGATACAGTTTTCTTTTCACCTCTTTTATCTCTGCCTGATGTTGTGGTGAATCTTTCCAACCATCTTTCCACCAATTACCACTACCCCATTCCTGTGCAGAATTTAAGAAGTCATCGTATGCAGCAGTAACACTAGCAGCTCTTTCTAAGATATTCTCATCATCAATGATGGTGTCAAACACATCTGATGGATCTGGATATAT